GGGAGCACTGCCACTGTCCCAAACACGGAAGCAAGAAAATAACGGTCTTGCGACCGTAACGGACTCGAGAGGGAATGAAGGTTTCAGCCTCACAGCTGATCCATCTTCGCCCTCTCCACGTCGTTGCGTGTTACTTTCCGTAATTGGGTGGTGGTTCCCCCACTGACGTCGATATTACTGACGATACCCGGACATTAATGAAGCCGGGACCCAACGGCGATTTATGGCAACTTCGCCGTAAAGTGCAGAACGCTCTAAATGGAAGCGGTCCCTTGGAGCCAAAAGGGTTCTCAACCCTTCTAACTTAAGGAGACTCTTCTGCAGAGCAGCGTAACCTTCCAATCTATCAGTGCGATAGACTGGACCTGAGACCCAACACAAAACTTCAATGCGTTGGTATTTACGATTCCACCTCTTTGGTGGATCGTATACCCAGGAATGGTGACGCCCAAGCGCGGCGCTATTCTCGAGTACTCCGGGAAGTTTCCCGAGTACCTTCTCTACATGAGAAAACAGTAGAGACGATGTATGCATATAACCACGTTTGTAAAAGTGATTAGCTGCAGCCAGACGAGAAAGAAGCTCCTTCGCTTGCTGCCGGCTCCTCGGCCGAACCCGATTAATGTAAACAGGTGTTACCACCTGACCATTAAACGCATCGGTTCCACAAGATTCGCGGAATTTACCGCGATAAAAAGTCTTGTGTGCATTCACCTTGCAATTGTATTTTTCAAGGTGATCGAGGACCGTAGCCGCTGCGTCGGAAGGGACTAGAATATCGTCCCCATAGACGTAGACGTCACGCGCAAGTAGGTCTATATTGCGGTGACTTACAGGAAGGTTGTGATACTCTAGCAAGGCAACTACACAGACCGTGTAGAAATACATTGCCTCGATAGGGAAACACAAAGCGCTACCCATAGAAGCGAATTTCCTGAGAAGGACGGTTCGTCCATCAGGCATCCTCGCTTTCTTCGAACGACTAGCTTCGATCGCATCCTTTAGATCAGGATTTGACCGAAACATCTGTAAGGCGTAGCCAACAGGAACTCTGTCGCTTGCGTCTGAGAGATCGATCGTTGCTAATCGACCGTCGTAAGAAGAAGTTAAAGCAAGAGCACTATTCACCGATTGGTCAGTGAAATTAATGTGACCTTTCGTACGAATAGACGTCTCCAGGAGCTTTACTAAAGCACCTGAGATCGCTTGCTGTGTGTATTGCATGCAGCAGGGCTCAATAGCAATAACTCTGGGTCCTTTTAGTGTCTTCGGAACGGGAGTAACCTTCACAGGTTGCTCATCATCCGAATGCACCAGCGAAACCATCTCGAGCTCCCTACTCTTGAAACATATCTCGCCCACGCTAGTGGGATAGCATGAATCAAGAAAGGGGAAGTAAGGCTCAAGACGCTGATGCCAACGACGCCAAACGTACTTACTGTTTCCAGTCCGTCGATCGGCGGTCTGGCCGGGACCGTGTTTAGGGACCAACATATCCACGCGTAAATCGCGTATGATATTGTCCCACAACACAGAAGAGACAGCGACAAACTTGCTGTCATCCTCTCTCGGCAACGGGAACACGTTAAAGGAGCGCTCATTTTCGATGAAACTCTCCATGGAACGTTTGACCCTTTCGGGCGTACATTCCAGCTTAATCTTTTTGAAAGCAAGGCATACTTGCCTGATGCTAGCAACAAGACTAGCGTAATTAATTGGGGAGCGATCAAGTGAACTACTTTGATCAACATCATAAATCCTTCCTGTCTCTTTGTTGAAGATACGACCAGTCATTCCCTGCAAAAAAGCGGGCAATGACCCACTCTTCCTGAAACGACGGAAGAGTTGAGGGTCGACATAGCCCTGTTCGAGACATTTTTCAAAGTCTCGACAGAACTCTGGTAGGGTAATCGTTAGAAACGAGACACCCTCATCTTCAACCCGTGTCCTGATAGTTCTTAGGTCACGGAAGGAGACCTTAGCGGCGCACACGATGCAGGCGTCTTTGTAGATAGCCTGCATCACTTCCAGGTAGTCCTTTATATGGCTTTTCATTAGGACCTCCTATCTAAAGGAAGCGACTAATTCCAAACCATACAATCACTCCGCAAAAGCGGACAGGCTATCACCTCGGTTTACCGAGTACGATGGTTGGGGGTAAAAACCCATCTCAAAGACGAGAGGAATTCAATCCTCTTCCAGTGAGTGGTCAACGTCATCGATACTGGAGTTATCAGGCGGATGCCAACGCGGATGAAATAAACCGTGCTGCTCCATAACCTGAGCGCTATCGCTAGAGATCTTCCTTGGTATAAGCTCGTTAAGAGCTGTAATCAAAGCGATCGAAACGAGAGCTTTCTTCTTGTTCCGAGACGTCAAGGCGCCGACTATAGAGTCGACGTCAAGACCCGTTTCTTCAAGAGCCTTAGCAAAGCTAGGGCGCTTCTTGATAAAACGACTGAAGTTTTTAATTTCCGTATTCATCTGGTTGTCCATGAGATTCTCCTTTTGGTTGTTGAATGTGTATGAGTATGTTAATCTCATACACTCCGTCACCCTTACTCTGAATATCGAGATAAGGGGCGGAAAGTAGAGAGTTAACAAAGGTGATACAATCAAGAACCCTCATAAGGGTTGTCTCGATGTAGTCCCCTTCACTCATAAAAATGGGAACGCCGGAGGAATTAACAACCGGCTCTCCCATCACGATTCTCGACCGAAGATTTTTCCAACCATCGTTGTGTCGTACCAAGCCTTGAGCCCTGCCCACATTTGATCGCACTCTGTGGAAGAAAATCCCACTTCGGGGCGATCTAACTGGACAGACCAGGAGATCGATTCGTAGTCGTTGACACTAGTCAACGGATCTGCGACAATCTTTCTCTGTGAAAAGGTGACAAGAGAGACGACGCGCTTCTTTTTATCGCGCGAAACGGCTCTATGCCGGACATCAAGGCCATAAGTCAAGTCACTCTTCTGGTAAGTCGAGTGAGAACCCTCGCTAAGAATGCGAGGCATTGACTGTGCGACAGCATTAACAGTGATAACCTGGGGATCTGTGATCATATGGATGAACTCCCTGAAAAAGTGAGTATGTCCGTAGGTAAGCAGGCTTTCTCAAGGCCCACCGGGCTATGCCCCACGGGAAATAAACCCTGAGTTTGTCCGGCTGATGCCGATCGCACCCAAGATTGCTGCTTGACGTAGAGATAAGTTATTCCACGTCAGGTCGAAACCGTATGGACTGTCTGCAACTTTTCGAGACTTTATCTCCTGGGATCTTCTCCAGGTGAAAGTCCGAGCGCCTGAAGAGAAGAACACGTTACTTTGCTTAGTAACGCTTCTCTCAGTGGTGCGCATGATGCAGAGATTGCGAGACACGATCCCATCGACGACGAAGTCATCGAGTCGGTTGATATACTTACCGAACTCGGTGAACCAGTCGACGAGCCATGTCCAAGGGGTAATTTTGTAAAGCAGAGTGGGCGTGATACGAACGCCATACAGGGTAAGCAACCTCTGTATAGCACCGATGTAATCATCGGATAAATTCATATCAAACTCAGGACGATAGTAGGTAAACCATCCGGTTGACCAGACGGTCTCCTTGATAGTCTCGTACAAGTCAAAATAACCCTTGCACGGGACACCGTCCACGACACGCGTATCGCAACATCCTTGAATATTAAAACCCCAAGGTTGAATCCCTGGGTAATACTCACGATGAAGGAGACGCGTGTTTTCCTCTGACTTTAAGACAACTCTTCTCCTTTTCCAAGTCCCGTTGTCTCTCGTCATTTCGGAGATCAACTGGCTTTGATTCGAGTAAGTAGATACAATCTTACCTACATCAGAAAGAAAAGGAACCCATCCAAAAGCGTGGTTCAAGAAGTTATCAGCCACCACGGTGGGTGACATTGATGCTTCGAGATCGCGATGTAATCGAATACTTCTCTCACGGGAAGCTCCGAATCTAAAATCTCGGAGATCTCTCCACAAGGAAGCAAACGATTGCGACGTGTTTTTCGTCGTCGATACCATCCCGGGCATATCGCGCAGTTCGTAAACGAACTGGGCGACATTAGCCTTTTCCACATGGGGCTTGAGTTTATCCCAAGCAAGAGTGTCATACCCTACAACGGCAGGTACTCCGGAAGCTAGATAATTTCCGATTGAATCGGAAGTCCAGTTTCCATCGTCAACAATGACTCCATCGTATTGCCACCAGTTTCCTGGGGCAAACAAAGAGGACTTTGCTGCGACCGAGAACCTACCAGAGCCAGGAATCTTCACTTTAATTAAACCAAAGGGACCACTCGTATTAAAGGGGGGACGGTTAGAACTGTCCCAACACCTTTGAAAATCGATCGATCCCGCAACGCTACCGGTCGTATTCACATCTTGTGAACTGGAGACTTGGTTGTTCGAAAAAGTCTTGAACACACCAAGCTTGGCACCGGCAGGAAGAGTACCAACCCTTTGAAGGTCGGTATTCTTCTGGCGATACCGCGAGAAACCACCGCCGGACTGATGTTTCTTAGACTTTCTCTTCTTGGTTTTAGACCTTGAAGCAAAAGGACAGGTCGCATCACCGACAAAAGCACCAATTGTTCGACCGACATTGTCGGTAACAACTGATACTTCGCGATGGACAACTTTCGTTATCCCATTCCGAGTACATCGGATATAATCCTTTGGAACACGGAACGTTCTCCCGAGCGCGGGTTTGAAGAAACCTGGTCGAAAGGACATCAAAATACCTCCATACGGAATTTGGTGAAGGAGGGGGGAATCTAACCCCCAGGCTTTGGGTGACAAGCCCAAAGTCTGTGACAACAGACTCCTCCACTTAGTCGAGAGCGCTTATCGCTAAGCAACTCAGACTGCCCTTAGGGGC